AAAAAATAATGTTAGGAACTTTGTCGAAAAATATTTTTTTGACACCCCTGAAACGGCTACAACCGTTGATATATCAACATTTCTAGAGGGAGGAACCCGAATGTCAAAATGGTGGATGATCCGCGCCGGCGATCGCAATGAACTGATCCCACTTTGGCTGGAAAAGGGAATCGCATCGATCGGTTGGGCGAGATTGGGCAATCCGAAGAACTTTCGGTCGAAAGAACGGCTGCAGCGAAAGGCGGATGAAGTGTTTGCCGAGGCGAAACCAAAATCGAGAACCAGTTGGGTGAACCAAGTATGGCGTTTTGCCCATGAAATCAAAAAAGGTGATCGTGTGATTACATATTCGAAGGAGAAAAGGGAGTACATTGTTGGAACCGTGACAGAAGAGCATCGCTATGATCCCGACATCGGGTATTCCTATTATCCGAACATCATCCGTGTAAAATGGGAAAATGCCACAGTTCCAAGGGACTCGCTGTCAGACGGAGCGAAGAACAGTTTAGGTTCGACGCTAACGGTTTTTCGAGTTGACGAATGGGGCGATGAAATCGAGCAGCGTTTAATCAGTCAATCATTCCCAAAATCTCAACCTGAAGAGGGGGAAACGGGAGAAATCGTCGAAGACCTTGTTGGAAAAGCGTTGATGATGATCCAAGACAAAGTTGACAAGCTTGATCCGTGGCAAATGCAAGATTTAGTGGCAGGCTTGCTTCAAGCGATGGGGTACAACGTGCAAGTCAGCCCGAAAGGCCCCGATGGCGGTGTGGATGTGTTGGCCTATAAGGACGCATTTGGCTTTGAAAAACCAATGATTAAGGTGCAAGTGAAGCATCGCAAAAGTGCCGCCTCGGCTCCGGAAATCCAGCAGCTTCTCGGGGCCAACCCGATTGATGCCAATTGCCTGTTCGTTTCAACAGGCGGTTTTACTTCCCATGCAGAGGCAGTTGCCAAACATAATTCCGTTAAACTGATTGATTTAGAAGAATTGGTCAACTTGATTGTCCATTGGTACGAGAACATGCCCAATGAGGCGAGAGCGTTGCTGCCGCTGCAGAAAATGTATGTGCCCGAATCTTGACAAACATACGGCTTCATCCCCACTTGACAAGCGCGAGAGGATGAAGCCTTCGGTGATGATCGCTATGTTTTTACAAAAAAATAGACGTGAAAGCCCACTTCTTTAGAGGTGGGATGAAACGTCTATTTTGTTGCAGTTTAATAATCAAACTGATACAATTGAAGTATGGAACAGTACAGATGCACCAAAACGACCGTTTCTCTCATCAATTATCATTTTGTTTTTTGTCCGCGTTATCGAAGAAAAGTGCTGGTTGGTGAAGTTGAAATTCGATTCAAGCAGCTTGTTCAACAAATTTGTAAAGAAAATGATTGGCGTATCCTTGCAATGGAAGTAATGCCGGATCATTGTCATTTGTTTCTCAACTGTCTTCCAACGGATTCTCCTTCAGCAATTATGGCGAAAGTGAAAGGAGTGACCTCTCGAATCTTAAGGCAAGAGTTTAAGCATCTTGCTCACTTGCCAAGTTTATGGACACGCTCATTTTTTGTGAGTACAGCAGGAAATGTATCAAGCGAAACCATTAAGCGATATGTTGAAGCGCAGAAAAAAAGGGGGTGATTCAGTTGCCAACCATCACCTTGAATATTGGTTTTTTTCCTCACCATCCTCAACTGCTTCGTCAGTTGGGAGAAGAGTATATTCGAGTGGTGAATGAATTGACTGAACAAATGGAACACCAAAAATCCTTTCCTAAACTCACAACGAAGCATGTCAATGCCAATCTCCCTTCCGCTGTGTTAAATCAAGCGATTCGAGATGCAAGAAGTGTATTTAAAAAGATGAAAAAACAGGGAAACGTCCAATTCTCAAAAAGCGGGTTTATTTTGTCAATAATCAAAACTATTCCATTGGCAAAGATATCATCGCTTTGCCTATTATGCAAAATGGGAGAGTGAAAAAGACGAAATTCCGTGCCATGATCACCGAACGTGATCAAAAGTTTCTTGCGAATGCGAAACTTGGACTCATGCGAATCGTTGAGAAGTCAGGGAAATGGTATGCTCAAGTGTCGATCGACGTCCCTGTAAGTGAAAAGGACAATGAAAAAGTCATGGGTGTCGATCTTGGATTGAAAGTTCCGGCGGTGGCAGTCACTTCCACAGGAAAGACTCGATTTTTTGGCAATGGCCGCATGAACAAATATATACGCCGCAACTATCAAGAACAGAGAAAGAAGTTAGGAAAACTCAAGAAGTTGTCTGCCATTCGCAAATTGAACAATAAAGAACATCGTGTAATGACGGATATCAATCATAAAATCAGCCGCCAGATCGTCAATCTGGCCATTCAAGAAGAGGTATCTGTTATCAAATTAGAGAGGCTGACGAACATTCGTCAGACGGCAAGAACAAGCCGTAAAAACGAAAAACACTTGCATACATGGAGCTTTTATCAACTTTCCAAGTTTATCGAATACAAGGCGAAATTAGCTGGAATCTCGGTTGTGTATGTGAACCCGAAATACACATCGCAACTCTGCCCGCAATGCGGAGCAAAGAACAAAGCGAAAGACCGTCAATACCGTTGTCAAGACTGTGGGTACACGACCCATCGAGATCGCGTGGGTGCATTAACTATTATGAGTGTACCTGTGATGGATGGAGTAGCGTAAGCGAAAGTCCATCAGCCTACGGAGCTATACGCTCTGCCGTAGGACGGGCTGATGACACAGCCCCGAACTTGGGCGTTGTCCGAACCAGAAATGGAGGAGGGCGTTAACGACCCAAGAATCCCACGGTTTTAGCCGTGTGGAGTGTCAATCCAAAACGCTGCGATATTGATCGTACACTAGCGAGGTCAAACTAATCTTGTCTAAATAACGAATGGGGCACAAGAAGGTCACGGTGATGACCCCAGGATGTCGGCCAATTTCGATGGCGCCGGTAATCGTGGCACGGTTCATCACCTCAGGGACAGAGATGCCTAACGTTTTCGCTGCCCGTTGCAACCCGTTTTCTGTTGCCTCATTTAGGTTGGCACCTGTCCCGACAAAGGAAATCGGCAACGATTCTTCCAATTTGTTTACTCCCCATGATTGTGCCAAATCGAGGGCGATTTCTTTTTCTTTTTTTGTCAATGGCTTTGCTAAGTAGGGGAGGTCTTCAGCAACAGGAAGAAGAATCGGTCCGTCAATGGTCAACCCTTTGATCACTTTCACTTGAAGGGTGACGATGCCAGATACGTCGGTCGTATGCCCAGCAATTTCTCCGTCGCCCTGCATGGCATGCATATCACCGAGATAAACGCCTCCGCCTCGCACTTTCACAGGGCAGATCAACACGGCGCCTTCGCGTACACGGTTAATGTCCATATGTGGGAAGAAGAGTTTGGCGATGATGTCCGTTTCCTTTTAAAGCTTGGAGAACTCCCTTCCGCTGTAGACTACTTGGAAGCGCAACAAATTCGTTTGAAATTGGATCACGAGTTCATGGAAATATTCAATAAGGTAGATGTTTTGATCACCCCAACCATTCCGTTTCTCCCTCCAAAAATTGGGCAGGATACGGTATGGATCAATGGAGAGGAAGTAAACTTTCTTGACCATATCATCCGTTTTACAGGACCGTTTAACTTGACGGGTTTGCCTGCTGTAACGGTGCCATGTGGTTTTGTTCAAGGACTTCCTGTAGGGATGCAAATCATCGGCCCAGCCTTTGGGGATGGAACGATATTAAATGTTGCTGATGTGTTTGAAACGTTGCATCCTGAGCTGAAATACCCGCCGGTCGTTCTAAGAAAGTAAAAGCAAACGCTGGTCGTGGCGATGTACTTACTGAAGGGCGGTCTCAAAAGGTGATGATGACATAACTTTTTGAAGCAGCCTTTTTCAACTGAGTGCTTTTCACTCGCGTTCGCTGCCGTTTGCATGACGGGGGCAAGCATAAAACGGAGGGGCCTTTCCGGGCTCTTCATTTTTTCTTCGATGGCAGGATTTTCGCTTCATGCTCCTACATTGTTGCGATTGCCGTCTTCAAGAGTGATGCGCACCGTGAGGAACAGTCCATGTGTTCAATGGAGTTTCACGATGAGAACGATTCCACCACGGATGTTTATCATGACAAACGGCCAACCGTTCGTCGTGCAGGCGTCGCGCTTTGAGAATGACGATGAAGTGGTCGTGTTTGTAAAAACGGTGACGGCGGAAGCACCTGCTTGCTTATGTCAGAAGCGGAAACAACGGTTAACGGCCGCAGCGAACCTTCGCGCTGCCATGCAGATGGGGGCGCTTTTGAATAGTGAGGACAAATAGATGATAATGCAGTGAGGATGCATACGATCCCCAATCAAGAGGAATATGGCCCGTTCGTGTAAAACGAACGATCCTCGTTGGCTTCAGCATCGGGCAAAGTTGATTGCTGGAATAAGCGGGCGATTCGATCGTTTTGTGAGAAATGGTGGGGAGATCGGAACTTGACGGCTTCAAGCTTGTCGGGGACGAAGAACGGACTTTGGAAAGATCATGTTTGGAGTCCGTTTTCTATTATTTTGTTTTTTCCCGGCTATTGAATTTTTATGTGCAGATGGATAGAATGAAAAAGGAGAGCAATAAGGCCCCGTAGCTCAGTGGATAGAGCGTCGGTTTCCTAAACCGTGCGTCGGAGGTTCGAATCCTCTCGGGGCCGCCACTTATATACGATTCATTTGGATTAACATTCTCAAGATCCTTGATACGACCGCACTTGCGGTCATTTTTCATTTTTTGGGAATCCCCAAAAAAACGATAGAATCCGAAAAAATTTTGCACGAATTTTGCACGGCTATTTGGCATGATACAGCTCCTCCATCGCGAGATCAACTTGACGGGACTCTTTTTGTTCCATCTCATCTAAAATGTGCGAGTACGTTTGTAAAGTGGTTACAATATCTTTATGCCCCAGCCGCCGGGAAACGTATTTGATATTCACTCCTTTATACAGGAGCATGGATGCATGGGTATGCCGGAGCCCGTGACAAGTGATTGTTTTAATCCCGATTTTTTTGCATAATGCTCGCAACGTTTTATTGACCGCGTTATTCGTTACAATTTCCATCTTGGTGTTGATGAATACTAAATTTTTCGTGTTTCTTAATCCAGTTTTCATTGCCAATTCGTTTTGATGTTTTCGCAGCTCTTTGAGCATATTCAACGTCTCGTCGTCGATCGTAATCGTTCGTTTAGAATCGAAAGTCTTCGTATCGCTAAAATCATTTTTATCCTTGAAGTCCCACGTTTTATTGATCGTGATCGTTTTGTTTTTAAAGTCGACGCAATCCCATGTAAGCCCAATAATTTCCGAAAAACGGGCTCCAGTAGCGATTGCGAATAAAATGATGTATCGGGACATATATTTGGGTTTCATGCCTTTTTTGATTTCGGCTACAAGCCTTTTCACTTCGTCGAAATTGAGATACTTCAATTCGTCCGATTTTGTCTCCACTTCCCCTTTGATGATAACTTTATACGTCGGATCACGGGTGATGATCCCTTCCTCAATTGCATCGCGGAGGCATGATCGAATATACGTGTGTCGCTTTCGTACCGTCGCCGTTGTGTGGTTTTTGCCGATTTCATTGATGAACTTTTGGTACATATCGCGCGTTAAATCTTTCAGTTTAACTCCGGCGAAATATTCTTCAACCAATTGAACGGATAACTCAATGTTTCTTTCGTGCGCTAAGCTGTATTTTCCCTTTTTATACAGCTCGAACCAATTCCGCATATATTCAGGGAAAAGCTGATCCCCAGCATTGATGTCGTATCCTTTGTGGAGCTGTTTCTCCAATTCCGCCGCCGCGAGTTCTGCCTCTTTCTTCGTGCGAAAGCCGCCTTTTGTTTTCGTTTTGTACTTCCCATTTTCCTTGTACGAAACGCGGTAACGCCAGCCGCTTTTGGTTTTTTGGATGCTGGCCATGTCATCTCCCTCCCCTTGTAGAAATATAGAATATATGTTTGGTTCAGTGGTCAAAATTTTTTAGATGCACCACCTCCTTGGGGATTCCATACGCCGCCGCGGCCTCATAAATGGTTGCATCAGTACCGCGGTATGTATAAAGCACATCATCCGACAGAAGCAATTCCACCGCAAATTCATTCGCTTCTCGCTCTACCTTGTCCATGCAGAAAAGTGTGTGTTTTCGCAAAAATGACGTGCTGAGCTCCGGGTGTAGAATCGCATGTCCTAGTTCATGGGCACAGACGAAGTGTTTCATAGGCTCGTCCAACTCATCATTGATATGGATGATCTGGATGCGGCGACATGTATGATGATAACCGTAGATTCTACCAAGTGGCTCAAACAACAGCACAATACCTTTCTGCGATGCGATCTCAAAGGGGTTGTTCGTGCCGTGCTTGTTGACTAATTTTTCTACGATTTGTTTGATCTTCTCAGCCATAGCGAACCCCCCTAGAGATAGTTATTCTTTTCGGTATTTCTTCGGCGTGAACTTTTGTTTTGCGATGCGCTTGGCGAGGCGGAGCGAGTTTTCTAGAGATGCGATCAGTAGTTCCCGATCTTCTTCGTCGAGTTCGTCAATGTCCATTCCACCAAACGCTGTGAAGCCGCTTCCTGTTTTGAGCCCCCTAATCAGCCTTTCTAATTCCTTCTGTATATCGCGCTCGTCCTTTTCCGTGAGTTCGGGGAGCTTTGGTTGAGCATTGTCGTCGAGATATCCAGCGGCTTGCATGAGGTCTTCATAAGAATGGCCTAGTGCTTCAGACAATTTTTTAATTGTCTCTGGTTTAGGAACACCTCTTAATCCATTTTCAATGCGTGATATTTGAGCCGAGCTTACCCCCGAATACAGAGACAATTGGTTAACTGTATACCCCTTTTTCTCACGCAATTGCCTAATATAACTCCCGAACTGTTTTGCCTTCGTCATAATTCACTCACCCTTACCAATTGGTAATATCTAAAATAATATTACCGTTTGGCAAAGGGAAGATAAAGATTTTTTTGAAATAAGTATTGCCAAAAGGTAATAAATGTGGTATATTTTAATTACCGAAAGGGAATGGAACGGGGGTGTTAAGGTGCGTGTCAAAATCAAGCATGAAAAATTAAGGGAATATATGAGGCGGAATAATTGGAGCGAGAAAGATTTGGCTGAAAAAATGGGTGTGTCCTATGTAACAGTATACAGAGTGCTTAGGAAGAAAAGGGAGCCGGGGAACGAGTTCATAGCGAAACTGTTAAATGTTTTGAAAGGAGCTACTTTCGAAGAGCTCTTTTATTTAGATGGTGCTGTTACCAAAAGGGAATGGGAGGTGAACAAATGAAATGAGTAAAGTTTGGTGGTCGATGCAAGACCTAAAGGAACGCACCGGCTACAGCGAGGATTGGCTGAAGGAGCACATCCTGCTCCATCCTCGCTATAAACCGATGCTCGACATTGAAAATGGCGGTTTTGTGTACTACCCGGAACGGAAAGGCGAACGTTGGTGCTTCATTGCGTCTCGCATGGAAGAGTTTTTAGAGAAGTATTTCAAAGACATTTTCTTGAAAAAGGAGGAGGATTTGAATGCAAACAAAAAGACTGTCGCTCGATGAGTTTCCAAAAGAGATCAGAGAGCAATTGGAAAAGAACTTTCGCGAATTCACCTTTGTCGATGGATATGTAGTGAGATACAAAAACGTGGGATCGACGTATCACATAGCACTTATGGATGAACGTCTGCTATGGGAGGTATGTTTCACAGATAGCGAAAAAGAAGGCATCTATGAGTGCATATATGAATCGTCGATTGAGTTGAGATTCGTCAAAAAGGCCGCAGAATTTCTTAAGCTCGATTAAAAAAAAAGAGGAAGCAGGTAGCAAAGAAGGGGCGCCCATCTTCTTTGCTACCAACCATTATAACAAACCTTCTGTTTAATGTCTATCCTCAGGCGCGGGATTGTCCTGTTTTTCCAAACTTCCTCATGTTTTGGCCAAAGGGTGTCCTGTCTCCTGCGTCTGAATATGGGCATTAAGGGGAAGGGGGTGGTGTGTTGCGGCATAACGATGATACGCAAGTTCGCATTCGAATAGGGAAACTTCTTGATATATGCCGCAAGTGTCCGTACGGAGGTCTTCGTAGTAGCAGTCGATATGTACAACAATGTGAAACGTGCGATGTCTACAAAGAAATGCGGGCGCTTGGAGATTGGCTCAGCAATACTAATCAGCGCCCGAAAAAACAAAGGATCAAGAAATGGACAGAGAAAGAACGTGAACTTTTGCGGAACAACATCCATTTGCCAGTGAGAGAGCTGGCGAGGATGCTAAACCGAACTATCCCGTCAATCAGAAACCAAATTGAACTACTGAGACGAAAGGGGCTGATATGAATGGCTGTGGAAAATCGGATGACGCTTAACGTGAAATGGGAAGAACCGAGAGTGATCGGCGAGTGTGCCGGATGCTTCTCTGACATTGTCGAAGGCGAAGGGTACATTGAGTTTCCAGACGGCCTTCTCGTACATTACGACCGTTCATGCGCCATGGCATTTTGCTTAGAACACGGTGAATTGAAGCATTACTAATGACCTGTAAAAGGGGAGAGCGTTCATGAAGCTGTACGAACTAGCAGCCAACTATGCCGAGTTGCTGAATATGGCTGAAGAGATGGATTCAGAAGCGATAGTAGACACATTAGAAGCCATCCGCGATGAGATCGAACTCAAAGCTGAGAACATCGCGAAGCTGATCCGGAATCTCGAAGCGGATGCCCGAGCGATTCGAGAGGAAGAAAAACGGCTGAACGAAAAGCGGACGGCTATTGAGAATAAGGTGAAACGGCTAAAAACGTATTTGTTCGAGCAGTTGGAACACGCAGGTATTCAGCGAATCAAGCGGCCGACCATCACGGTATACATTCAAGACAATCCACCGTCTGTGGATGTTGTGGATATGTCGGCCATTCCTGCGGAGTTTTTGAAGCAAAAAATTGAGGTTGACAAGAAGGGCATTTTAGAGCGGATCAAAAACGGCGAGCAAATTCCGGGCGTTGAACTCAAGCAAGAAAGAGGAGTGAGAATTCGATGACGAAAACAGCTGAACAACCGAAACCGCTCAATATCTATCAGAAACTCGTTGAAATTAGAAAAACGGTTGATGTGTTCGTAAAAGATTCGCAGGGGTACGGCTATCGTTATGTATCCGGCACGCAGGTGCTGAAAAAGATTCGAGAAAAAATGGACGAATTGGGCGTGTTGCTCGTCCCAATCGTCCTCAACCAAAACCATTCCATGTTCAATTATACCGTATATGATCGCGAAAATAAACGCGAACGGCCAAAAACAGACTTTGTTGTCACTGGCGACATGAAATATGTATGGATCAACGCTGACGATCCGAGCGATCGCATCGAAATCCCTTGGCAGTACATGGGACAACAAGACGACATTTCAAAAGCGTTTGGCAGTGCCTTGACGTACACAGAGCGATACTTTCTCATGAAGTTTTTCAGCGTGCCGACCGATGAGGATGATCCTGACGCGAGAGATACGAAGACAAGACAAAATGGACAGCTTGACAACGGGAAAAGCAAAAAGGCGAGCGAAAACCAATTGAAATACATCGACGCCCTTATTTCACGAAGAATAACTGCCGATTGGCCAAAAGAAAAGCTGTACGAAAAGCTGAAGGAAACGATGGGTGTCGATAGAGAGCCGTCTGAATGGACTGTAGAAGAAGCTAGCAAAGCGATCTCGATCATTACGGGGCGGTTTGAATGAAAGCATGGTTGAAACGGTTCGGGGAAGCATATTATCGCTTCCTCGAAACCGATGAAGATACGGATGCGATTTTGAGAGAAACGAAGCTGGATTGGCTTCCCTACGCCGTTTCCGGCGCGATTCTTGCTTTGATTCTTATAGGGAACCATTGAAACTCGGAGATGAGACAGCTTGGCCACAAGAAGGAAAGAGAAGATTCAAAAGGCGTTTAAAGAAGGACTCGAATATCGAGTGGCTCTGCCGTTTTGCTATACGTGGATGGCTAGAACAGAAAAGGAATATGAAGCGTATGCGACTGGCTATATCAAAATCGTTCATCCCGAATTCAAAGTGATCGATGTAGATAGAGAAAAACAAGCGGCGATATGCGTCAAGGAAGATAAGACGCCATAAAAGGAGATGATAACATGCTGACTGGACATCCTATTGTAGATAAAGTAGCCAAAATTAATCTCGCTGGGACGGTAATACCTCACAATTGGTTTAGCACCATTACTTTTGAGAATGGAAAGCCAGATACGATTGCAATCGTTCTTCTATCCGAAATTGTATATTGGTATCGGCCAATGTTCATAAAGGACGAAGCGACAGGGCGAATCAAGGAGGTTCGAAAACGTTTCAAGGCCGATCTTTTACAAAGAAGCTACGATAGCCTCGCTGAACAGTTTGGCTTCACCAAAAGGCAGGTGAAGGATGCTATAAAGCGGTTAGAAGATAAAGGTTTGATCCGACGAGAATTCCGAAACATCCATGTAGATGGAATGACACTGACTAACGTGCTTTTCATAGAGCTGAATCCGGAAAAACTATCAGAATTCACATACGGAGCAGAGGATATGACGACAGATGAAATAGTCTCTGACGTTTCAACGGATAAGGTATTACGTTCTAACGTCACACCCTATGCGATAGAGCGTCAGACAAATACAGAGATTACTACAAAGACTACTACAAATATAGATGATGATGATAAGGGCGAACTGATAAACGAAATTTCGAGAGAAGAAAAAACCGAATGCAATCCTGTTACCGAATTCGAGAAAGCGTTTGGCTACTTACCGCCCCATATCTTGCAACAAGAGTTTGAACAGATAATTGAGAACGGACAATTTCAAGAGCCGGAAGCGATCATCGTCGAAGCGATCCGTTTGGCGCGGAAACAGATGCCGCGCAATCCGGCACGCTACATCTCTAGCATTCTACGAAGTTTCGAGTTTATGGGGCTGTTTACTCTTGATGATGTGAAAGAGTACAACGAAATGTTCGAGCAAAAGAGAAAACAAGCGCCGCGCCGCCGGCAATCGCCAACCGAGATCAACTGGGATGAACTTTAAAGGGGGGACCGGCGTGACGAGAGAGCAAGTGAAACACGTCATGAAGCTCATTTCCTTTGTCTACTCGAACTTTGAAGTATCAAAGGAGAAAGTAGACATTTGGTACGACTTGTTGGCGGATGAACCGTTCGACTTGGTGCTGTCTAACGCCAAGCGACATGCCAAGGAGAAGACTTATCCGCCTACGATCGCCGAACTTTGTCATAGAGAGGAACGGCCAGCTTATTATGAGCTGTATGTTCATAACATGAACGCCGGAGAGGACTGGCCACAATGAGCGTCGAGGCAGAAAAAGCAGTGTTAGGGACATTTCTTGAATGTCCCTACCTGCTCAAAGAAACGGTTCTGACCGAAACGCACTTCAGCGATCCGAAGCACCGGAAACTGTTCGCTGCCATGAAGCGGATCGCACAGCAGGACGAATTGGATATTGTGACGCTTTCAACGAGAGAAGATGTGGCTAATTTTGGAGGCCTGTCCTATCTCAACGAGATCTCCGCTTTTGCGAACGAAACGAAATTCGATCAATACGAAGTGCTGGTTCTCGACGAATGGAAAGAGCGAGAGAAGCGGCGGATTCTTGTTGTGGCGGCGCAGGAAAATTGGGATGTTGACAAGATCACAACCGCGCTGACCCGTTTAAACGAGGGGCGGATCACCGACCATCATGACATCAATGATTTGCTACAAGAGGTAGCCGAAGCGCCGTGGGTGCCGACCGAGCGGAAAAGGGGTGCGCCGTCGGGCATTAGCGAGCTTGACAAAATGTTGAATGGTTTCAATGATGGCGATTCGATCATTTTGGCAGCGCGACCGTCGATGGGGAAGACCGACTTCATGATCCATTTTGCGAAGAGCGTCGGATGGCATGGGTACTTGCCTATCGTGTTTTCGCTTGAAATGGCGGCCGATAAAATACGCGACCGACTCATCGGTTCGATTGGCGGATTCAATCGGATGAAGTTGCGAAATCCGTATCACGATTTGTCAGAAGAACAGAAGCGCATGTGGATCGAAGTCATTGGGAAGGCATCCGAGACACACATGCAAATCTTTGACGGCGCCGGACAGAGCATTGCGGATATTCGTTCGAAAATCAGAAAGTCCATCAATCGATTTCCAGACAGAAAGCCTGTCGTGTTCATTGATTATCTCACATTGATACGGCCGGAACGATATTACGGCGGAAACATGCATTTGCAAGTCACCGAGATTTCCAGAGCGATCAAGGAGACGGCAAAAGAATTCAGTTGTCCAATCATCACACTGGCGCAATTGTCGCGGGATGTAGAGAAACGAAGCGACAAGAGACCGCTTATGTCGGACATCAGAGAGTCGGGAAGCATTGAGCAAGACGCGGACGTGGTGATCTTTCTATACCGCGACAGCTATTACAACGCCGAAGCTGATCCCCGCGTTGCGGAAGTCATTGTGGCTAAGAGCCGCAATGGGGCGGTCGGAACGGTTCGTGTTTCATACAACCGAAACACGGGGGTGATCCAAGATTTATACCGTTCATGAGCTGATGAAGGAAGCCATTCGAGATGAAGCCGCTTCTCTGATTTATACGATCCACTACTTTTTATCTGCGAAACGGTTGCGGCGCGACAGCACGATGGATGAACTCGAAGCGGCTATGGAAAGCGCGACTGAAGAAGACACATGCGCCATCGCGCGTCTTGTTGAGGAAAACCCTTTGAAGGTGTGCGAAATTCGCGTGTTTTCATTGAAAGTCGGGCAGGGGCGATTCGCCTTTGTGTTCGCCGCAAATGAAGAAGAAGCAAAGTCGTTTGTTCGGCACAAATACGGCATAGAACCGAAAAACTGCTTTCAATATCCGATCGATTTCCCTATGTCGATTGGCAATCGCTTCACGACTTTTCGAGAGATGGCAAGGGCGAAGAATTCGTTTCCGTCACTGGCAGGATTTTATCAAAAGGAGGTGAGGGAGTGAGTTTCAAGGAATGTCGAGCCGTTCCCAAGAAAGTGCCGGAGAAGCGGAGAAAACGGAAAGCACCTTCGTCAAAAACGAGAGGAAGCATTAGCAAAACCGAGTACAATCGCATGATCGAAGTGTTTGGCTGTCGTTGCATGATGTGCGGTGATCCGCGAATTGAGGCGCACCATGTCCGTTTCCGTTCTCAAGGCGGGAGGGGGAAGTGGAGAAACCTTGCTCCCTTATGCCACTGCTGTCATCAAGCTGTCCACCAGAATCGGGCGTTGGCGGAAAGGCTGATGGCGGTGAGGGAAGACATGTTTGGGAAATGGTACTGGGCGGATGAATACGACTTGTATGAAAACGGGCTAATCAAAGAACCGCTAAAGGAGAACTTCGAAGACTTTATGAGGAGAGAGGGAAATGAAGAAGTGGTACGTCATTGTGCAGGAAAAGAAATCGGTGGATGGTGAGTGTTTGATAGAGATCAAAACCATAGAGAGTCGACCAAAAAAATTTGCGTATGTTGTGTTTGCCGAGAAATAGAAAGCGAGGGATTGGCATGATTAACCGCGTCATTTTGACAGGACGACTGACGGACGATCCGCAGTTTCGATATACGCCAAGCGGAGTGGCTGTTGTCACATTCACACTGGCCGTTACCCGTCCGTTTGCGAATCAAAACGGGGTGCGGGAAGCTGATTTTATTCGTTGCGTCGCATGGCGAAAACAGGCAGAGAACATCGCAAACTACTTGAAGAAAGGAAGTATGGTCGGGATCGACGGGCGATTGGAAACGGGCAGCTATGAACGGAACGGACGGAGGACGTATTATACACAGGTCGTGGTGGATACGGCAACATTTCTGGAGCCGCGCAACGCTTCGAATTCGGGCAGGAAACAGAGGGGGGATAGGGACACATTCGAACAAGAGAAAAACGCCTCTAGGAAAGCGAGAGAAGCGTTTATGAAGCCGCCAGAAGAGCAGAGATGGTTTGATGATCCTTTTGCTGATAACGGGGAGCCGATCGAAATAAACGATGACGATTTGCCGTTTTGACGAAAGGGATGGTAGAGGGTGAAGGGAACGGATAGAAAATGGTTCGATGGCGAAACGTCAATAGAGCCGGGAGATTGGGTGTATTGCGTCAGCGTAAATAGCTCGTATTGTGGATGGTTGGGTTACGTCGAATGGGTTAGACCGCCCGTAGGAATGGTTCAGTTCACTCTTAACCACGATGAAAAGCCTGTTCGGAAAAGAAAACAAATGTTGCTTCGACAATTGGCGCTTGTGGATCAATGGGAACTGACGAGGGAGAATATCGACGACATGGTGAACATCGCATTGGACACAGGCGATCAAGAATGGTTTGAGCAGCTGACAGCGATGCGAAATGGACAAGAAAAGGAGGCGGGAGAATGGAGAAAATAAGATTATCAACTCGACAAGAACAAGCATTGAAATGGTTGAAAAGAGAATATACTGTCGAAGAAATCATGGAGAACTTTATTGAATTGAACGATTTGAGAATGAGAAATGAACTTGAAAAACTAGAAACATTGACGCCGGAGCAATTCGCTTTGGCGTTGTGTGGGTGGTACGAAATCAACGACGAAGAAAAGAGGAAGGAAAAATGGGCGAAACTAGGTCGCGGGGTAAATGAATTCCGACGGGGAGACATTGTATACAGCAGATACCATGGGTTCGGAGTGTATATCGGAGATGAAGAAATGATGCCGTTTGGTGAGAACGGATATAAGTGGATGCGGCCGGTCGATTTATTTGAGTTGGAACTTATCGCTCCTGTGGAAAGTCGATTTGATATTGAGTGATGAAAAAATAACAAGGGGGGATGGAAGTGGGTTCGCTCTACCGCTATTTTCAAAAAACAGAAGTCGAAAAGGAGATGAAGAGACACAACGCAATCCAACAGTTGCGGCAAATGGGGATCAATGAATTTAAAGGGCAGCGAATAGACGAATTTGATTACGAGGAACTGAAATGGATTCTGGCAGTTGAGCGAGCGAAGCGAGATGAATAATAGAAGGGGAGAAGAAGAATGGAATTACGCAAACTTTTTGAGATACAAGACGAATTGGATTTGTATATTGAGAAGATTCATCCACGCGCGGAAGGCGAAAAACGGTTGGAAGAAAAGATTTTGGCGTTGCAAACGGAGCTTGGGGAGATCGCAAACGAATGGCGGCAATTCAAGTTTTGGTCGAATGATCGCAAGCCAAGAACCGACCAACTTCTTGAGGAATATGTCGATGGATTGCATTTTGTCCTTTCTATCGGTCTTGAGGAATCGGAACGCTACGGACAATTGGTGCCAATTCGACTAGGCCTGCCGGATGAACTGACGTCAATTTGCTATGAAACGACGATTCAGCAATTCAATTATCTATTCTTTGAAATCGGGCGCCTATACGACAGCGTAACGCTTCATGAAGTTACAACAGATACCGAAGTCGAGGAAGCCTATGAAAATATCGTTCGTATGTTCATCGGATTAGGAGAAAAACTAGGATTTGCGGAAGAGCAAATTGTCGATGCGTACAGAAAGAAGAACCGAGTTAATCATGAGCGCCAAAAACATGGATATTAAACGAGGTGCGCCTATGAGATTCGTTGGCATTGACCCGTCTTTACACACGGGATTGGTCATCTTAAGTGGTCAGGGAAAAATCATTGAAGCGAAAGAGATTTCGAAAGACGGAAGCGATCCTGCACGTATGAATGCGTTGATCCAAGAGGTCACTTATTATGTTCAGCCGGATGACTTTGTAGCGATCGAAGGATTCGGGTATGCGAGTCAGCGTGGATTCCTTTTAGGCGGCATCGGATGGGGGATGCGGATGGAACTGTACAGACGAGGCGTTCCATATATCGATGTCGCCCCGTCCCTTGTGAAGAAGTTTGCCGGAGCGAAAGGAAATGCAAATAAAGAGAAGGTTGTGCTTGAGGTGTACAAACGATGGGGATTTGAAAGCGACTCGAATAACGTTATAGATGCGTTCGTATTGGCGCAAATCGCTAGGGCAGCCAAAACCGAAACGAAACTCATTCAAGCACAGAAGGAAGTATTGGACAAAATTTTGAAGTTGAAATAAAGGGGGAGCACGATGAACGAAGCGACGGATAAGGAGTTCGAAGAATATACGCGATTGCATGGCCGCTATATCCAGCAGATTCGCTTTTACGAAGAGCGGATGGATGAGCTGACGCCATATGAGCTATCGAGAATGGAATATCTCTATACCAAACTTGAGCAAGTGGCGTGGCAAATTGCCGGATGGTACAAGAAACGCGCAAAATACCATGAAGGGATGGCGGAAATTGCACAAGGCCAACATTATCGCAAGGAGCGCGAAAAGTCATCAGCGACCGACGCCCAACATTATAGCCGGATCGCCAAGGGAACACAGTTGAAAATCGCCGGACAGTATGAAGGGGATTTCATCACATGGCGCGGGATCGCCGGAACGTACGAGCGAGCCGCGAATGCAATTAAGGACATGATTAAATCTATAACCGAAGAGTAGAGGCGGATGAATTATGAAGCAGTATTTGGACTTGTTGCGCGATATTCTTGAAAACGGTATTGAAAGGGAAGATCGGACGGGAACGGGAACGATTTCTGTGTTCGGCCGCCAGTTGCGTTTCGACTTGCAAAAAGGCTTTCCGTTGTTGACGACGAAAAAACTCCACATTCGCTCGATCATCTATGAACTACTGTGGTTTTTGCGCGGTGATACGAACATTCGCTTCTTAAACGAGAATGGAGTGACCATTTGGGATGAATGGGCGGATGAAAACGGCGACCTCGGGCGCATTTACGGCGCCCAATGGCGTTCTTGGAGAACATCAGACAGTGGAACAATCGATCAAATCACGAGAGTGATCGAGGAAATCAAGCACAACCCGAATTCGCGGCGGCTGTTGGTCAGCTCATGGAATGTCGGAGAACTCGACCAAATGGCGTTGCCGCCGTGTCATTACGCCTTTCAGTTCTATGTCGCGGCTGGCCGGCTGTCGTGCATGTGGCAACAGCGTTCTGTCGATACATTTCTAGGATTGCCGTTTAACATCGCGAGCTATGCCCTATTGACACATATGGTTGCCCAACAGTGTGATTTGGAAGTAGGCGAGCTTATTTTTTCCGGCGGCGATGTTCATTTATATAAAAACCATGTGGAGAAGGCGAAGTTGCAATTGACGCGCGATCCACGTCCGCTGCCAAAACTCATTATCAAACGAAAACCGGATTCGATTTTTGACTATCGCTATGAAGATTTTGAGTTTGTCGGATACGATCCGCATCCGGCGATCAAAGCCCCGATTTCTGTATAAGAGGAGGGCATCCCATGACCGCTGTAAAAATCGAGAAAGGCGTTGCTCAATATATCGAACATAATCTTTATTACTACTTCGAATATGTGCGCGACATTCAACGCTTGAAGAAAGATATTCTGTTCGGTCGGACGAATTATGACGAGAATGTCGGGGGAGGGCGCGGCAATCTCCCTTCACGGCCAACTGAGCGACGGACAATTGAACTGATTACCCATAGGCGCTTGGAGCGTTTGGAGCAGATCGTTCACGCGATTCAAACGGTATACAGATCGCTTTCACCAGAGAAACAAAAAGCGGTACAGTTAAAGTATTGGTCAGGGAAGAACTACACGTGGGAGCAAGTGGCTAGCCAAATCAATGTGAGCGAGCGGCAACTGTATCGTTGGAGAGATCAGATCATTTATGATATTGCGAAATTGTTGGGAGAGGTGAGTTCATAAAAAAAAGGCATGTTTTTATGATAAAATGATATTGGACAAATAAATACCCTCAATACCCTCTACCATGTATGTGCGTGAGTGGAGCAGATTAACCGAGAAGAGCCCGACGAATTCCTCCCCCACAAAGAAGCTGTCACTGATTGAGCAGCGGCTTTTTTATCTGTTCTCATCAAGAGGGAACGGGAAGTATATCTAATGTCGCGCGGCAAACGCATAAAAGAAAGCCTCTTCTGCCTTTGCGGGCGAAGAGGCTTTTTTTATAATTTATTTTATTTATCGATCGGTGGCACCAAGATGTTTCTTCAATGCTTCCTGAAGAATTTGGGAATAGTTTACGTTATGTTCCTTCGCCAGATCATCGAGCCATTTTGGGATAGTCAACGTCTTTTTAACGGCTCTGTTTTCCATTTCATGTCTAAAAGGTGGCATCCATACCTCAATAAACACGATTACTTGATTGTTTTGTGTTTGAATTTCCGATACTTTTGAAGGCTGAGGGATTTCTTCGTTTTCCTGCTCTAATCCATACAGATGCAATGCCATTGCTTCTTTTGCCATTTGAAATGCTTCTTCTTCTGTATCTCCGCAAGTAAAGCAACCAGGAAGATCAGGAAACTCAACAGATATTCCATCACTACCATAATCGAAAATAGCGGGATAAATATAACGGTCTTTTTTGTGCATATATGTGAACCTCCTTTAGGAGGGGCTTATAATAGCCCCGCCTGTTTGAGTATGCTTTTTACTGTTTTGATCGGTAAGTTTTTCTTTGGATGAGGGATGGTGACTAAGCCAGGTTTACTGGGATGTTTAAACTGATGATGACTGCCGTTTGTTCTTACTATGTACCATCCGTCTTGTTGTATGATTTTGATTAATTCCTTTGAAGAGTAACTCTTCATTTCCCTCCCTCCCTCTATAAATGTTGATATATCAACGGTTGTAGCCGTTTCAGGGGTGTCAAAAAAATATTTTTCGACAAAGTTCCTAACATTATTTTTT